GAGCCGTATGTCAGGGATAGTATACGGGCGCCGTTCGTTCCGTCCGGGTTAGTTATTACGCTGCTTAAATGGCCAATTATGAAATGGTAAAACATCGCGCTTTCGTCGACCTTGTGTTGTGCGTCGTCTATAATGATCACTCCATTGCTTCCTTCAACTTCGCATTTTGCGTAAACAAAGTATGATTTCGTCGGGTCAAGCGAAGACATTAATCCGCCTGTCAAATTCCATATCGTTATTGTATCATTCAGGGTGAAGTGTGAAAGTTGCCCTCCGATAATATTTATCGTGTTTGGGTTCCCGAGGTAGTTTGGCTCGAATCGTGTGTTCTCGAGTATGAATTGTTGCGATTTGGCTCCTACCTGCAACATCATAGTTTCGATTGAAAGTGGCTTTATCTTCTCGCTGTAATAATAACCTTCCGGGTCAAAGATTTTGTCGAGTAGCTCCTGGGCTGCCATCCAGTTGCGGCGTGCCTTGTATGGGTCGGCCAGGTTATTAATCTCTATGATGTCGGTTATGTCCTCAATGTCCGATATAATCCTGTTGATGATGGTCTTGTTGTATGCTGCCTCCGAGAGGGTGAGGGTGTATCGGTATGGGTCCAGCGCGTCTCGGGTGAATCCGGTAATGCGCAGGCTCTTGTCAACGCCGATATCGTCGTCGATTACTTGTATCTGATCGCCAAGCGCGAAAATGTTCGATATCGTCTCCTGCGCTCCTGCATACTTCTCCAGAAATCGCGGGTGTATAGAAAGGGAGTACTGGACCTGCGGCTGTCTGTATTGATTGTAATGCTTCTCGCCTTCTGTCTCGAGCTTCTCCTCTGCCTCTGTAATGTATGCGAGGGGCAGGTTTATGTCGGTGAAATGGTAGACGTCCCCGATGGCTATCTGGAAGGCGGAGCTGGTATCGCTCGGGAATTTGTATCCGCTTTCGTCTACGAAAGGTACGATCTTTATTTCCTTCGTTGTATGGTCGTAACTGTGAACATCGAATTCGTATCCGGCAAGGTTGCCGGTCGTAAAACGCACCTTTGCGGAGATACCGGGTATCAGCCACTTGGGGTCCTCTCCTTCTACTTCGTTCAAGTCAAAGTCCATGCTGCTGTCGTGGAAGGTGAAGGTCTCCTCTCCCAGGCTGGTAACGGTGCCATATCTGGCTGGGAATATCTTATCAAAGGTTTTTGTGTTCTCCTTTACTCCGTATAGGCCGACGGCGATTTCGTCCTCGATATAGCTATCGTTTTTCAGCTTACCCGGGAGGCACAGCTTGCTGTTCCGGTACGTGTTGCCCAGGTTATTCCTTCCGCCGTAAACATAAAGCCTGGTGACTACGCTCTGGCTGTTTACGTTTTGCCGCGTCAGCTGATACAATCCTCCGGTGCGTCCGTATGTGAACGGGAACGGGAATTGAAGGCCTACCTGTTTGATGTGGAGGGTGCGGGTTCCGGTCGTGCTGACCGCGATTTCAAACTCGGTGCTGTACTCCTCACAAAGCGTCTGCAGGACCTCCAGGCAGTTGCGCTCGCTGAATGATAACGTTTTTGTCTCCGTCCCTGTTGGTGTGAATCCCTTTACCCAGGTCCCGGGATAGATGCGGTTCGCGTTCTGGATCAGCACGTCGATGAAGTCGTCGAGGTCTCCGGTCAGGTTGTCATACATCGTATTGCCTGGGAGGATAAACTGTACGTCGATCAGTTCGTATTGCGTGCCCTCCAGGATGATCGTCTGCTCAAATATGCGGGTGCCGGTCTTTTTTATTGTTGGCAGCTGGTTTATCGTGTAGACGCTTCCGAATATCTCGATACGGTCGCCGATGAATATCTCGATCGGCTGTGCGCTCTGGATGGTTATGTTGAAGGTGTCCTCCCCGAGCAGCTGTTTGCGCTGCTCGGCTTTGGTGATCTTGACGGTGGCCTGCTTGTTCTGGAGTTTCGTCTCTCCTCCGGCCCGGTGTTTTATTATAATTTCTCCCATACCACTATGCCGTTAGTCGTGAAGTTTTCTATTTTCTCTATTACTCCCGATATTACTGCATAATAAATGCCGTCTTGTGCGTATGTATGTGTAAGGGCCAGCGCTGTTCCGAATACGTCCTCGCTTGTTGTTCCGTCTCCCCAGCTGATGGTGACGGCCAGGCTTGTTGTCATGTTGATGGTGAGGTCGCGGCTCCCCGGCTTGCTGGCGTGTCTGATGATCCGCTTTACCGGGTCCGGCTCCCGCAGCTTGAGCTGGAAGGTGCCGACCATGATCTCGTCGTTCCAGCGCTTCTTGATCGCTGTGCCGGCTTCGTTGTAAANTTCATAAATNAGCGGCTTNGTGGGGTGAACGTCTACGGTGAGGCGCTGTGTGCCGTCGCCATCGAATACCTTCAAAAAGTCGTTTAGCTTGTTGATGAAGTCGAGCTTCCCTTTTGCCCGCATGAAGCAGGAGAGGGTGATCTCCCTTGGTTGCACGCGCTTGTCCCGCAGGTCTACGACCTCGCCATGGTAATTGTCCCAGCTGATGCTGCGTGGTGATTTCATCTTTGGGCGGTCCAGGAGTCCGTCGCTCTCTGAAACGAAAATATCCCAATCGCGGAGGCTGTGGCCGGCGATGCTGTATTCTACCTCCGTTGCGCCTTGTGTCTCGGCCATGATCTCTGCTCTGGTGAGGGCTATGTCATAGATGCGCACCTCGTCGATGGCTCCGTATCCGTTTGCCCCGTCGTATATGTCCTGCACCAGGGATATGCCGGTAACTGGTTCCTCTACGGTTATGGTATCCAGCAGCCTGTTGTTCAGATATGCTGTTATGATGTTGCCGCTCTTGCTGATCGCCCATTGTCCCCAGGCGTTCTCCCTGGCGTCTACCCAGATGTCGTGGATGTCGTTCTCGGTTGCAATTGCGATGCCTGCGTGTGCTCCGCTTCTTCCGTCGTCGAGGCGTGTTACGAGCGCCCAGAACATGATGGTCCAGTCCCCNGTGAGGGTGATCGGGTTATGCTCTACNTCTACGGTGCCGGCTCCGTCNGGGAAGTATGCGCCATTCCCTTCGCGAGCGCTATCAAGGTAGGCTGTTCCGTTGATGGTGGCGTCGTACCTGTTAAGGCTGTAATCGTATGCTGTGGAACTTCCCTTTGCTTCGTTGAGCGGAAGATAGAGTTTCTGTCTGCTGATGTCTATCGTGCTGGCCATGATGCATTATTTTTTTTAGTTGTTGTTTTCTTTTCCGTTAAATACTTCTCCACGCTTATGGTCTACTTTTATAAGCTGGTCAGCTCCTATGATCTGTGCATTGTCATATTGTCTCCCAGTCGTATTTGCAGATGTGTTTTTTATTACTCCAATGCTTGAATCGTTCCAAGCCTCGACGTCAATTATTGCGTTGTCGGCTGGTGTTATGACTGCTTTGCTTGTATGAAATGCGTATATTTTTATCACTGCAAACGGCTCCGTGTTTAAGTCCACTCTGGTGGCTCCGAGTAGCATTACCGCTGTATCTGATCCGATGGTGGCTTCGCCCTGGTAGTCGATGAATATGTTCGCGGCGACAAGCTGCGCCTGCAGGTCGTCCGTCATGTTCTCCCGGAAGATAGCAAGTGCGCTATCTGGGTGCTCCTGTATGTACTCCGGCCAGGCCTTCATGAGCTTGATAAGGGTGGAGGTGTCTTTCGGTGTCTGCTTGAGGTACCTTTTGCCGGTCCGGCAGACGCCTGTCTGTGCTGCTGTCTCGAGGATTATTTGTGCTCTGTCTTTCATCTTTTTTTATAATGTTATCCCCTGGGCACGTAACGGATCGCTTGCCTCCTGTGTCCGCAGGGAGTTGTATATGTTGCTTAGTAATTCATTTGAAATGCCGACCTTCATATCTATGCTGGCCAGGTGGAACAGTTGCTCGCGCAGCATGTCATTCCCTGCTGCCTGCTGTATGCGGACGGCGTTGGTCTGTCCTGCCAGCAGGTCGATACTCTCCTGGCTGGCGCCCTTGATTGCTCCTGCCAGGCTTGTTGTCGGGTCTCCTCCGGCTTCGCTCTCCATGTCTTTGAAGAGGTCCTCATACATCTTCATGGCCTCGCTGTATGTGCTGGCAATCCCTTTCACCCTGTCTTTGAAGGCCTGCTGCTCCTGTGGTGTGAGGCCGTCGAAAGCTCCGGCCCCGCTTTCATCGAAGCCCATATCTCGCTGTAACTGTGCGATTGCTGCTGCGAGTGGTTCCTGTAAAAACTTAATCATTAAAGCGTTTTTTACGGCATTTCGCATTACATTTTGAATTACTTTATCAATTGCAGCTTCTGTTTTCTCTCCATTAAATCCTTCTGCGAATGCGTCAGATATAGCATCGGCAAGTTCTAACGCTAAGTCTTTGGCTGATGTTTGTGTTATTTTCTCGGCGATTTCCTCGATTGTGTCTTCAATTTTATATCCGAGTTCTTCGTATTGTTGGTTGTAGTCCTTTATTTTATTTTCATCCTTTTTCTTTTTGCTTTCTTCTGCCCGGCGCATTGCTTCCAGTTCGGCTCTTTGTTGTTGTAGGTTTTTAATTGCTTCCTGTTGCTTTTTATACACGCCTTCGCCAAGTGCTTTGTCGATTGCCCGTTCGAGTTTTCTGTAAGCTAATTCAAGTTCAGAAACGTTCTTTGCGTGTTTTTGTATAGATTTTTCAATCTTTTTGTCATGGCTGGCTATTATTGATTTTATTACATTAAGAACGGCTTGTATAACTACTAAGGCAGCTT